CAAAATCATTTGTTAAATCATACACATCACAAAGGTCTGAGTAAGAAGAATTAACTAAACATTCAGAAGAAAGATTGCTAAAAGACTCATCTACAACTTCTGCGGTAGTAATACTAAAGTCATCTGTTTGCATGTATTGTTTTGCATTAGTGTCTTCGTAGCGTAAGTAGGTTGTTGCTTGATTATTACCTTGAACGCCTATGGTAAAATCGTGTGTACGAATTTGTATTTTATCGTACCTGAACTCAATTTGATTTGTACCTTCATACAAGATAGCCTCAAAAGTGTTTTGCAGTTGGTTGCTGTATTCTTTTGCATTGTACCACCCAACAACAAAGTATTGATCTGTGTCAGATGTATTACCAAATGTTTGGATATAAGGATTTTGAGTGCCGTTTCTATTAATTAAATCAGTCCACATTGGAAAGACACTGTAATTGAACGAACTTGCTGGTAGCGTTTCGGACAAGTAATTTCTTTGTCTTGATACATTAAAGTTTGACTGGAAGGTAAAGAACCCATTCATAGATATATTTACTTGGTCAAAGGTTTGGTCATAAAAAGTAAAATCAAAACCAATATCTTTCATCCCGCTCATCGAATCGTCGCCAAGGTTAAGAGCTGTGCCTGAGCTTTGTATATTTATTATGCTTTCTGTACCAACAGTAAAAACTGGGTCAGTTGCCCAAGCAGATGTCGTTAAAAATAATAATGTAATTAGCCTAAACATATTTTGTGCTTAGGATATTTTTTACAGAAGTCACCTTTACGATATGCTTTTATTTCATACCCGGTAAGTTCTTTCTTTACCTCTTCCCAGTCTGGTCTTTCATGTGGATTTTGCTCCCAAGCTATACGAGCTTCTTCACCTATCTTACCTTTATACGGACAGGGACTGCCGGCTTGCATCATCGAACGCCATACACGAGAATCCTCACAGAGTAAAGCAACAGCTGCTACCTTCATCCCCATATCGTATAGGCCCTTGCTAAGTTTTAAACGCTCGCAATTAGGATCTCGTACACTTCGACCAGATGATACGCCAAAGAACTGAGTTTGGACCGCCGAACTAGCTCCCGTGGTGCATAGGTCTTGACTATATGACATTATGGACGGAGCCACGGCACTTGGAGGAGGCGATTTAACTCTTTGTGTTACCTTTTGTGAACTATTACTTGTTGAGTTATTTGTGTTCACATTTTGTGAGGTATTGTTATTGTTGTTAAAATTTTGATTATTTGTTGTAACGTCAGAACTCGATGTCGAAACATTGTTGTTATTATTGGTGTTAGAAGTTGTTGAACTGTTAACGTTATTGTTGTTATTTTGATTAGTAGAGTTGTTAGTTATCAAAGAAGTGTTGTTAACATTTTGTGTTTGATTAACAGTACTTGTTACAACAGAAGTATTGTTGTTGGTATTGGTTGCGGTTGAGTTGGACGTTGAATTAATTGTCGTATTATTCGTATTGAGATTTGTATTTGTTGAAGTGCTAGTAGATTGATTTACGTTGGTATTGTTATTGGTATTGGTATTATTACTAGTGACAGTCGATGTAGTCGTAGTTGTATTCGTTATGTTTGAGTCCTCAGCTAGTAGTGTGTAAGAAACTAAAATTAGAGAACAAAATATAATACAGATGTCGCGTAACACAGTTTTTGATAACATGTTTCATCTCCATTGCCTCCCGGTTAGTTTCTATTTTTCTCCCTTTGCACGTCTATTCTTTCTTGCGCTACTTCGGTTCTTTCGTCAATATTTTTTTCTTGCAACCTTAATCTTTCTTGATCTACAGCAGTATCATTATCGTCTGATCGAATATCATGTATTAATCTTTGTTGGAACTCTTGCCCTTTTCTTTCCATATCAGCTTCTTTAAGAGCTAACTCTTGTTGTCTTAATTGAACTAAAGGATCAATCTGCATATCATCTTCTACTGTTTGTGCAAATAACTCTGTCATTTCAGCAACATCTAACGCTACTTCCTCTGCCATCTTATCTTGAATTTGTTGTTGCACTTCAGGAGGTACTTGACCTTGATATTGTTGTTGCATTTGCTGGAACTCAGGACTGTTTTGTAACTCAGCTGTTGCTATTGCTTGTGCCTTAAATGAGAAATGTTGATAGATATGTCCTTGTATATTAGCAGCTAACTGTGGATTTGTAGCAATAGTCGGTGTGGCTAAGGCAGCCATATGTGCCTTAATGTGAGCATCGTGATCTTGTGGAGCAAAAGCCTGCAATTGACCGCCCTGTAGGGCCGCAGCGTTTTCGAGTGCAGGGTCAATTGGTTGGGGTTGTTGAGGAGGAGGTAGGATCTGCTCCACATTCTTCACGCCTATCGCTTCATACATACGGCGATACGCTTCATATAAACCTGTTTGTCCATGTATCTGAGGATTTGATTGCACAATCTGTAGTTGAGTTTGTGCAGTTGCAATCCTTTGAGCCAGAGAAAAAATGTTAGGATCACTAACAGGTATAATATCTACTCTTTGATCAAAATCTGTTTGCTTTACTTCGGTTTGCCCTTTGTTAGTCATATAAGGATAGCTTGGAGGTAAATAATCACGAAATAATTCACCTAGTAATTTAAATTCTTTTTTAAGACCTGAATATAATCTTTTGTGTATAGCAGACATAACACGAGTGCCATGCTCTAGATTAGCTAATGTTGTTCCTACAGGAGCATTCTTATCCATTTGTTGATAAGGATGATCTGCAATTGCTGCAAAATTTCTACCACTTTCTTCTAATAATCTTAAAAGATTAAATAAAGTTCCAGAAGGTTCTTTAAATGGTAATGGAATAAGAGAGTTTTGTAATGATCCACCTGGGGCATCTACATCTCTAAACTCACCAGGTTGTAATGGAACGTCATCATCTCTGATTCGTATTCCTCTAGCTTTAAAGCCGGCGGGTAAATTAGCAAGTGTACCAGCGTCAATAAGTTGACGTAAGATAGACGTAGCAGAAGATGATACGCCTCCAATAATATGCGGAAGACCAAACCCATAAAAGCCTAAACCGGGGAGAAATTTATAATGAACAAAATATTGCTTAGGTTTATGAGTCTGATCCCCTTCCGCGTAGTTACGCGTAATAGATAAAATTGTGCCATTCATTGCATCTAAAGTAATAATATAAGGAAGTTTAATTCCTGTTGGCTCTTTAGCCTCGTTTGTGTGTTCAAAGCCTTCTAGGTCTAGTAAAGCGTGAACTTCATAAAGCTCATAAACGTCGTCATCTGTAGTTACTTTTTCTATACCTTCCTGTCTAGCAATCTCTTCTTCTACACTGCTTGTATTAACATATCCTCCGCCACCAGAAAGATCTACATCTCTGTAAACACCAGCTAGTTGCATTTTACGAATATCGTTTCCGCCCATAGTAAGTTGTTGAGTAATACGTTGCGCTGATAAAAGGTCGGTAGTGTTGTAAGGAACAATTAATTTTTCAGCATGTACAAATCTTGCACAAGGTCTTCCCATATTAGAATCATAATAAACTTTTTTAAAGGCTGACCCACTTAAAGGAAGGTAGTAGAGAAGTTGATCTAATTCAGGATCATACTCTTCCATTTCGCACGTAATTTCATAATTCATAAATTCTTGAACACGATCAGCTTGGGCTTGAACTTCTGGGGTAGGATCTCCTAACACCATAGTTTTTACAGGACCACCGGCTGGTAATAATTCTTTGTAAGCCATTGCTTGGAATTTAGTTGCGCTTTCCGCAAGCATAGGATGAATAACACTTGAAGCACCCTGGAAAGGCTCAGACCTTTCTGGATCTAGAGAGCCAAGAAGTTTAACTCCTTTTTCGTATGTTTCTTCCCATCCTTTTCTTGATGATTTATCTTCCTCTATTCCGCCAAGAAGATCGTTGGAGATATTCATCAATTCTGTGTCTTCCATATATTCCGCTAAATTACCGTCAAATGGAACGAGATTAATTTCTTCTGTTTCTTCAATGGCTCCAAACTCAATATTACCTTCTTGATCCATTAAAGCACCAGCTTCAATCATTTCTACGATTTCAGCAGGAACCTCTCCGTTGGATAAAGGTTGTTCAAGTTCTAATGGATTTTCTTCAGGACCCCCTGGTCCAAAAGGATTTTCAACACTTGCCATTAATTAATCTCCGACTTTGGTATTTCAAGCACATCAGCAGCCATAATAACTACAATAGCCGATAAAGCTGACATCCTAAAATTCTCATGATAATCACAGCTTATCGGACTTTTACAAGCACACTTATGATCCGCATTACCAAAACAAATAGCTCTTGATACTGCTTCTTCTAATGTTACTACTTTATAATCTAAAAAGTCTGTGATGTCCATTTTCTAGAATGTTCCAGAAAATTTACCACCTCTAGTAGCTGCGCCCATGCCTCTCATAGTGCCTGCGCCGTTGCCTTTAGGTACTTTAACTGTTTTAGATTCAGCAAAAACTTCTCCGCCCTCAGAAAAACCTTTAACCATTCGATCACTATTGGACATTGTTCTTCCGCTTTCGCCTAACATTTTTTTAGCTTTAGCAATTCGATCTCTATCAGACATAGTTCTTCCAGCAT